CTATTGCGGAGGCAGCGTCATTGACGCGACCTGACTTTGCAAGACGCTGTTTTGCGCGTGTACTTTCAGTTGTTGTGGAGACGCGACCTGCTGCACTAGGCTTGGCGGGGCGAGGACCGTTGTTGACGACTGGCTTGATCTGTCCACGCTTGGACATCATCTGGTCATAGAGCGCTGCTTTACGCAACGCAATGACAGCTCTGTGGTCATAGACATTCTTGAGTTCATCATCGCTAAATCCGATCTTTTTTCCGAATTCGACGAGTAGAGCCTTTTCAGCCTGTGCCTTCTTGGAATCTTTCCACTCAGGTACGGCTTGGATCAGGGCTTCTTGCTGTGTCGCAAGGTGAGCGTTCATCTCCTGTGCTCTTTGTTGCGCTGTTAGCTGAGAAAGTCGCTGCTGCTCAAACTGAATAGCTGCGAGTTTTTCTTGCTTCTGTCGCCTAATCTCCGACTGTCTTACCCATTCGATAGGGTCTTCATCTCGAAGACGATCCATATCTATTGGTACTTCAGTCGTCTCAAGTTGCTGTTTCAACGCTCCCAATAACTGGGCGTACTGTTCACGCTCGGCACGAATCGCACTAGCCTCTGCTTCGACAGCCTTACGGGTCTCGGCAATTTGCTGTGTCTTTCGTGTGTAGTCCTGAGTTCGGGAATATCCTTTTTGAAGTTCGTCTAGCGTGACATCGACCTCTTTACCGTCAATCTTGACGGTGTAGACCTCTGCTTGCTGTTCTTCTTCTTCGGTTTCTTCACCTTCTTCAGACTGTTCCTCTGTCGTTTCGTCACTCAATTCGTCGTCTTGCACATCGAGTTCTTCATCGACAGAGACCGCGACCTCGGAATTATCCTTAGTCAAACGCGCCTTGTCAGTTTTCTGCTGTTCTCCGTCTAACGGCAACATTAATTGATCAAGAGCACTGGCTGCATCAGCCACAGACATGGGGGTTTGGGTTATTTCCATTTCCTTAGTCCTTTACACCAACGATTTCTGTTCACGCTCAATCTGGCGCTGTGCGACTTTTCCGTTGTCCATGATTTTTGAAATCTCGGTTCGAAAGTTGTCAATCGCACGCAACATATGCCAAGCGTGTTCTCTTTTCACGGTGTCCTCTGGCTTCGTATCTTTCCAAAACCAGACGGCATCGTTCTCCATCTTCAGCAAGGCAGTTGAAAAAGCCTCGTCAGCGATTAGCGACTCAGCCTTCTTGCCTTTTCTTACATCTTCTTCTTGTTTGCTCACTTAAACCATTCCTTGTGGGTTGATGGGTTGCATTGGTGCTGGCTGGGCTTGCGCCATAGCTTGTTGCGCCAACGCGCCTTGCTCTCGAATAACCTCGCGGTTAACATTCTGCTCCGCAACAATTTGTGCGGTATTCAGTTGTGTGTTGTACTTTAACTCAAGTTCCATTTGTTTAAGTAGTCTATCCTGACTCATTTGATCGCGTCGGAAGTCGTCGTCCATGATCATCTTCTGGCGCTGTAACTCAAGATCGGCAGCCTTTTTCTGTATATCTGCACGAATAGACTCGGCTTGCACCTGCGCCAAAACCTCTTCTGGACTTGGCTTTTGTGGTGCTTGTGGGGGTTTGTAGCCCTCTGGTATGTCGTTGAAGTAGCTCGATGCGTCTTTGATTCCTGACATCTCGACGATCTTCTTCAAGGTGTTGACATACATCTGAGGAGTCACCACCACATTCTCTAAGCCGAACTGAGTCAAGATGGATTCTTGCTTGGCGAGTACCTGCATGAGCTGCATCTGGCGATCATTCGCATCCCCATTACCCAGACCGATATTGATGTTGACATCCATCGTCGCGTCCCATCCGCGTGGATCAATCTGCACAAACTTATTGCGCAATCGGATCATGCGTGGTTTGTCTTGGTGAGTGGTGACAAGGAATAGGATTGTCTTAAACAGCTCCTTCATGCCTTCAGCCATGAGACGCGCAGTCAGTTCAATGCGTCCTTGGCTGGCGCTTACTGTGGCAGCCACGGCAGCCTTTGTGCTCGACTGCAACGCATCTGGGTTCAAGCCCATAGATGCCTTGCTCATTCCTGTGCGACCTTCCTTGATCTCGTCCAAGTAAGAAAGCACAGGGAAAGCAGCCTGTCCGACAAATGGGGTTACCAACGGCTGCACCATATTCGGAGCACGCGCACGAATGATCGCACCCGTCTCGTTGTTCAAGGCATCGTCAATGTTGACCTGACCCTCAACGATCACGGTGCGGGGATGGATAGACTGCGCCAGAGAGTCAAGCGTATTGCGCATGACTTCTGACTTGATCTCCTGTAAGTCGCGTGTAATGTCGAAGATCGACATCGCCTCAAGTGGTGAGGTATGGGGTTCTGGATCGCAAGGAAACTCAACAAATGGGATGTATGACGCTGGCAGGTTTCTAACCATCTTGTAGCCAGAACCCATGAAGCACATCTTTCTCAGTTCAGGGATACCGTCGCCATCAAAGTCAACCTTGGCGTATCCCTCGATGTACAAAACTCGTTGCATCATCGGGTTCGCGCTCTCATTTAAGAACTGAGAGTTACTGAGTGGCTGGCGTGCGAGAGCTTCCTCGTTGTCGTACAAGTCGGACGATCCAACATAGTCCATCACCTCGTCTTCGTCGTAGCCCATGCCAATCAACTCAGCCACAGTCGCCATCTTGCGGTGACCGATAAAAGGTGCGTCCTTAAACGACATTGCTTGACGAGACAAAAGCAATTCCTCTGGGGGAAGGCACGCCACATGGATACGCTTGTCAACGATCTTTCTCTTGATCTGCACATCATGCATCATGGCTGGGGGTAGGGGCATTCCAGTCATAGGATCGATCTGCATCGCGCCTTGCATGGATTCGTCTGGGTAACTCGCAACGATCTGCACATCTGCGTCGCCCTCTTGCATGACGATCTGCAAAGTCTGGTCATCTAGCCCCGAATATTCCTCAATTCGTACCGACTCCGAGTCCTCAATGTAGACCTTGACAATGCCACATTTGCGCACCAAAGCGTCTTTAAATGTGGCGTATGCCACCATAAAACCGTTGTTGTCGTTGTTGAAAACATAGTTGCAGTAGTCGGTAGCTTGCTGTGCGCTGTCTACATCTTCAGGACCACGCGGGACAAACTCGACTGTGTTCTCGCTACTAAAAAACACTTTCATCAAAGACGGCAACATGGCAGACACGGTGTCGCGCACTTCCATCGCTACGACTTGAGAGCGTCCCTCTTCCTCGTTGCCGAAGGGATCGCCTCGATAGTATTCAGTACCGCGAGCGCGGATAGGACTCAAGTCAGAGTCGATGTAGCTCACAGCGTCTGTGATCTCCTGACCCATCATTGCTTCAAGGTCTGTGTCTGTCATGGGGGTGAGTGTCGGATCAACTTGTGACGCGATGTCGGTGCTCAATCCCAGCTCGTTGGTAATGTTCATTTTTTGCCCTTTTGCAATACGACATACATGGAGTCCACGGCACGCGGAGTCCTTAACAGTTCTTCTTGCGTCAATTTTAGGTCTTGTGCGATGGGATTTAACCTAAATTCCAAGTGAGTCACATAAAACCGATCTTCCCACCCAAGATACCAATGCCAGTCGGTGTAATAAAGCCACGACTTCTCATTAAATGCGCGAAGGTGCGTCGGGTCTTGCCAAGCGCCATAACTCAAGTCATACGGCACATGGATGCGCATCTCGCCACCGACTTTGAGTAACTTCTTGCAACTAGTCATTGCACCGACCAGATCGGGCAGGTGCTCAAGCACATCATTCGCCAGTATTGCGTCAAACATCTCTGGCTGGATGTCAAAGTCTCCGAGCCTTGTGGAGATCGCGTCGCCCCACGGGACATTGCAGATGTCGAGTAACCAGTCGTGCTTGACGCGCAGTTGTATATCTGCGTTGATGCAGTCCTCTCGAAAGTCTTTACCAGAGCCTAAGTTAAGTACCAAAGAATCGTTGTGCATACTGTGGACGGTGCTCTTTTACCCAAGGCATCGCCTCGGCAGTTAGTTGTTTTGCGTTTTGTCCCGTGGTCTGGCTGCCGACATGATGGACATAGGCGCTAGAGACAAAGTGCTCGTAGCCCTGATTGCTAAGGTCTGCGCAGCTCACATCGTCAGAGAACCAGTTAAGTGGGGGAAATCTGCCGTGATGCCATGCGTCTCTACTTATGTACGCAAAGATCGGTGCGATGGCGCTGACATTGCGAATGAACTGCTCGGACTTAAACCTGCACATCTCTAGGTGATCACCGTCTGGGTTGTAGCGAATGTTTTGAGAAGGTCTTACATAGTCACTTCTTGCACCCACCCAGCCGACATTGATCTCCAGCTCGCGGATCACTTCGACATCTTCAAGCAGTCGCTGGTAGCTTGTCGGTGTCAGCACCACATCGTCATTGCAGACAATGCACGCTTGTGCGTACTTCAATGCGTCGTCAATGATCTCGTTGTAATCGTCGCCAAAGTTATGTGGTTCACCAAACATAAGCCTTGCGTTCTTGTACCCTGAGACAACGCGCTCAGGACCTCGAAGGTAGACAAATGCCTCTGGTGCGTATTGCTTGATGGACTCAAGCAGAACTGGCAACCCCTTGCCGTTGACAGTCGATATACAAATTGGGATCACTTTTTAGCCTTATTCCTTGCGGTGATCGCCTTGGCTTTTGCCTTGGCATCGGCTTTACTAGACGCACCCCATGCGTTGAGACTCAGCAAAAGACGGGTCTTTTCACCGTCCTTGTACTCTGGTCCAGCATTCCCCGCCATGCGTGCAAGAAAGCTCGCTCGCCTTGGGTTATCTCCAGACTTGACAGGGGGCTTGAGGTTCATGCCTTCGGCTTTCGCAGAGGCACGACCTTTAGCGTTCAAGCCACCAGTTGGTGACTTGCCCTCTTTCCTCTGCCAAGCTGCGCTCACTTCTTAGCCTTCGGCTTCTTGGCTGTCTTTGCAGCAGCCTTGAAGTCAGCAGCAGACGGTGCAGCCTTAGAGCCGACCTTGTTCATCTTCTCGCCAGAGCCAGCAGCGATGCGTTTTTGCTTGGCATTGATGTTTGCGTAGAGACCTGCTTTCATTCCTCGTCCTCCATCTCGTCCTCTTCCATGTCCTCGTCCTTGGCTTCGCCAGTATTTGGACCACCAACGACCCAAGCATCACAGGTTCTGGACGCTGCGCACTTGAAGTCGAATATCTCGCAATAGCCTAAGTCAGCCAGCTCAATAGTTCCCCACGGGTCTGCTTCGTTGCCGATGCCTTGTGCGATGCACTCTTTGATGTCTTCTGAGACATTGAACGCTGCGCAGTTTCCGCAAAGGGATTGCTTGGCATCATCAAGAGTCACATCCCATGCGTCTGCCTTATTTGCCCAGAATGGGGTGTTAGGTAGTGCTGGATTCTCAGGACCGTACTTCGCAGCCGTGATCGCCTTGGCGCGGTTTTTCAGATTAAGGGTTATGTCTTGCGTTGGCGCTGGACACTCGCTGGTGTCGCTGTCAGACATCATCTGATCCATTGCGCCTTGTAAACTTTTTGGGTATGAGGTAGCCATTACTTGCCCTTCTTCATCGGCATTTTCTTGCCAGCTTCGGACATTGCTATCGCAATGGCTTGTTTAGGGTTCTTCACAACCTTGCCAGTTCCACCGCTATGCAGCTTCCCAGCCTTGTACTCACCCATTACTTTGCCAATCTTCTTGGCTGCTTTGTCGTACTTCATGTCAATAACTCCTTGATTGGGATACCCGAATTATGCAACCCTTGACAGGTTTCTTTTCAACGGTTGCGACCACTTCTGACTCGTATTCGCACCAAACATAGAGACGGCAGCGTCACTCGCAAAGGTCAAGACAAAGGAGTCAGCCTTGTCGGGTGACTTCAAGCCACGCTTTCTAATGTCGTCCTTGCCCTCGACCTGCATCTTTCCTGAGCTGCTAAAGAAGTACCTGACAGTCGCCAGTTCAGCCACCAGCTCCTCGTCATTTGGGATACGGCAGTCACGCGCCTCAAACCATGCCTTTGCCTTGTACCAAAGCTCTGCCCGTAGATTCCTGTAAGTCGTACCCATCGCGGGGGACTCTGAGACATTGATGCCACGAGCTGGAAGACCGAGTTCTCGCAACCGATCAACGACTCCAGCGCCAAGACCAATCGAGTCCACCATGATCTCATGCGGTCTCTGGCTTGGCGGTAGTGCCTCCCACTCTGCGACGACTGCGCCTGTGAGCTGCATCAAGTCCAAGTTCTTCCAAGTCTTTGTGGGTTCTATGAGCGCGTTACCTTGTCTCTTCGAGAGTGCAGACCTGTCGCCACCAAAGCGTGCGACATCCAAGCCCCAGATCAGCTTGGCGTGCTGGGATGTCTCAACATCGCGGTGCTTTGCCAACTCCAGTAACTCCATCGGGATGATGGTGTCGTCGTCTGACCTTGGAAACTCACCCAGTACGCGGATGCGGTATGCGTTGGACTCTTCACCGTAACGCGACTTCATCTCTTCGACATAGGCATCGCTGACCCGCGGGGAGTCAACGCAGCTCACCTTCATCGTCACCCAGTCGTTTGCGAGTCGGTTCTGGGTGTCGTAGAAAAACCCTGAGCTTCTCACAGGGTTGCCCAGCAGTAGGGTCACGGCATTGTGTCCAGACATTGAGCCAGCAGCAGCCTCGAAGACCGCCTCAGGGATGCCAGATGCCTCGTCAGCCACCAGCATCACATTCTCGCTGTGGACACCTTGCAGGGCTTCGGGCTGCTCCGCCCTACTGGTTCTGGCTGAGACGAAGGCTTCGGTTGCTGCCTCCTTGACCTCGATCCTGTCTTGCTTGACTTCGAGCATATCCCTCAAGGTCTCAGGCAGCTCCTTCACCCAGCGCTTTAGTTCCGCAAAGAGTGCGTCGTATAGCTGGCTGGATGTGGGTGCGGTGACGACAACCTTGACGGGGTATCTGAGCAGTAAGTACCAGATGATCGCCCAGCTCGCTGCTGTGGACTTGCCTACGCCATGCCCTGACCTCACGCTTATTCTGCGGTTGCCCTTTGCGATGTGCATTAGGAAGGTCTCTTGCCAAGTGTCGGGGTTTGCTTTGAGGACTTCCTTCACAAAGAGGACGGGGTTGTTCTTGTAGCGGATGGTGAACGCAACAAAGGGATTCTTGGAGAGTTCGTCCTGTTTCTTGTCTTGGATACGGTCTAGCGTCTCCTTGACCTGTGGGTGTAGTTTCTTTTTTACTGGTGCAGTTGATTCTGTCGTCATGTCAGGATTGTGCCTTGATTTTTTTTATTTTTTTTGTGGGTGAGTGGGGGTGTGGGGAGGGGTAGTGGGGGGGTGTGTTAAGTCGATAACTGTCGGGGTGCAGTTTCAGCCCGCCCCGTCGCGCAGATCGAAGGGGGGGGGTAAACCCGAATCAGTCAGGCAGAATCGGTTAGTGAGTGACTACTCTCCTTGCATAGCGCATGAAACCTAGACATTCGCATATCGTCGTATATTCCTACTTAACACTATGTTCATTATGTAAAGTTATTTTGCTGTTATCCACAGGTTTGTAAGCATAAATGTGCATAACTTCGCCAGTTTCCACGCAACTGTGGACAACTAGGACAACTTCGCGCTGTTTTCTGTGGATATGTCCTCGACCACCTCAATGCGTCGCAATGCGTCCAGTCGCATCCCCGACAAGTTGACCTGCACCGATGGCATCTTATTCTGGGCGTATGAGGCAGGATTCCAGCGCTCTGCCACCCATTGCCTCGTCTGGACGCGCAGACGCGCCTTGTTGACCTCCTCGATGTCTGTATCGTCTGCGATCTCAATCATCTGACCTACGATATGATCGGCTGCTCGCGCACGCACGCGAGACAAGAAGCCTTCTTGCGCTGGTGAGTCCATCCATTCGGTCAGCGCCTTCTTGCTGACACCGAGCGCCACACATATCCTTGTCTCGCTCATTCCCGCCTCAAACATATTGGTGATCTGCTCAATCGGCAGCGTGTTCAGTAACGCAATGTCGTGAACCTTCTTTTTGTTTCCAGCCATCTAAATCTCCTCCAAAGCCCTGTTAGCCGTATTTTTGCGCATCTTGCTTGTATCGAACACCTTTGGCAACGACGAAGCCTCCAGCTCGTCCGACTTGACATCATCAAAGCCTGTCGCACCGCCAAGTGGAAACTCCTTCGCATCCTTGTCCAGTCTGACCATTGCAGC